ACTAAAAGTTAATAGTTCTTCATAAACCACAAAAACTCCTGATTGATTATAACTGGAATCGAAAAATGCATTACCACCATCACCAGCTTTGTTTCCTAAGGCATTTACACGGTAATTAAATACGCCGACACTATCTATACCTGAAAAAGATCCACTAAAAGATGATGTCGTTATGTCATCAGTTTGTCCATTTGGATATGTTAAAATAATATTATAACCAGTTGAATTAGTTACTTCTGACCAATTTCCTGTTATAGTAAAAGTTTGAGATGCAAGATCAGGTTTACCTGTACCAACATTTATTAAAGTTGGCGCAGATAAAGTAGAATAAGAAGTATCATTTATTGTTTGAGACACTTTATAATTAAAAGTGTTAGCCAGAGGCTCTATACTTTTATCGCTCTCTATCAAATTAAATTTGCCTGTTTCATATTTTGACGCATTTATTAAATATTCATTTGGCGCTTGCTCTTGCAATGAAAGAACTTTGTAAATAAATGGGTTAGCGTCCTTCAATTCAAATTTTGCAGGACTTCCAAGCTTTATAAAAGGAAGAAGATCAGGCTTATCAACACCTGAAACAAGTGTGCCATAAGGGTTAAATCCAGACGCTTCTAATTCAGTTTTATTACTTACAGTGGCTCCAGTTACCGTTAACTTAGTTATCTGATCAGGCGAAACAACTGATATTTCATCATTTACAATTCCAAATGTTGGAACATTTAGCCCTGTTATAGATCCAGAGAAATTAACCCCTCCAGCCGCAGCTCTTTTTGTAGTTTGATCCACATCAACAGGAATAATTTCTCCTGTATTTAAAGATCCTAATGTTTGCACTCCTGTATCAACAGCAATCCAATCGCCAGAATTTAAAGCTTGTGATTCACCACTTCCAAAAGTCCATCCTGTATTTGTTGCGTTAAAGAAAAGATAATTGTTACCTGTTCCAGAATATAAAGCATATTCTTGAAAACGTGTTTCGCCACTTACAGTTCCAGATGCGTTTGCGTAACCTGAAGTATAACCAGAGAAGGAATACAATCCAGTATACGAAGAGTTAAAAGTCGAGCTAGATGTGCCTGTTACTGTAAAATCATAATATCTTTGTCTATTGGTGGTACTTTTGTTATTTAAATTTTCAATAGTATCTCTACCTGTGGGCTGATAGATGCTTAAAACTCCAGTCATATCAGAGCTTTCAAAAACATTGCTTAATCTTATAGTTTCATTATCTAAATCTACAGCTAGAACCTTTCCAAAATTACTTTTTAATGTTTTTAATTCGTCTTCTACTATTATTAAATCTCCAGGTTGACAGAGTAAGCTCTCTAATCCTGCTGTGAATGCGACTTGTTGATTTTCTTTGATCTTTGAGAATACTTCATGTTGACCCACTCTGCGAGCCATAGCGCGTGATGTAATTCCAACAGCTTCTATTCTCTTTTTAAAAACTCCTCTTTGGCGTATATCATTTTCATCCTCAATAACTTCTATTTTTGGTAGGAAGTTATCAAATCTATCTTTGTAAGCTACTTCTATAGTGTTAAATTGTTCGTCTCTTCTATTATTTGAGTAGTAAAAAGATCCATCTTTTACATTTTCATTAGTAAATAAATTTACTGTGGATCTTGGTCTATCATCAACGAAGTTTATTTCAGAATTACCAAAGAAAACTTTACCTCTAAATATTGATGTTATTGTATTAATCGCATCAAATATTTTTTCACCTTGCTCAAATACAATATTGCAAGAAAACCTAGGCTCTCTACCACCTCTACCGTCTGTCACTCCTTCAAAATAACCATTATCATCAACAGCGTCACAAAATCTTCCTATCTTATAAAGCTGCCATTTGTTTATTATAGTTTCATCTACATGTTGGCCCATCCCATAACGAGTGCTTGTTAAAAGATCATATAAAATCCAAGCGGGATTATCGGTCCATTTCAATTCGTCATGAAAAGTTCCATCCCAGTCGCCTTTATAAATAAGCTTATCTTCTTTTCTTGTGTTTTCGAAATCTGCATTTGTCCTATAGTATCTTTTATCAATACCTCCAAATTTAGTTGGAAAATAATTACTAGGAACTTTTACTTTTTTTAGCTTACAATCGAAAGTTCTATTTGGAATAGATCCAAAAGATCTAGAATCAAGCTTCGTGCCGACAATAGCAGAAAAAGGGTATGGCAGATTAGCAGGTATTATTTCAGTTACCTTTTGCAAAGAAACATCTTTGCTTAATAAAACAGAATTTGTTTCATGAGATAATTTAGTAACCCTGACAAATCTCTTTTGGAAAGAATCTACTGCTGAAGTTTCTACCCCTTGCTCTCCATTACTGGTTAAAGTTTGTATGTTTTGATTTGGTAAAGTCGGAAGATCGAAAGGTTCACTTAATATCCTTGCACGGCTAGAATCTAAAGCTATAACGTAATCCTTACTACTACCTTGAAAATCTGGGTTGCCTATATCAATTAAAGTTTGGCCCTCTATTAAAGCAACAATTCTAAAATCTTGTGTTTTATGGATTTTGTTTTCTCCATTTAAGCCTATCAAGCCTGTTTCAACTCTTATATTTAAGACACTAGGAAAAGTACTACCTATTTCTAATTTTGTTTTTTCTTTACCAGACCTAACATTATCTACATTCCTAGTCAGAGTGTCTTTTAAAGAACTTACATTTAAAGTAATAAAAACAGATTCGACATTAGGATTAAGTATTGTATGAGTTACTGGAATAGCTTTTTCATCCCAATTCTTTAAAGAGTTATTTGCCCATTCGCTATAGTTTCTTATTTTTGTGCCTGATCTTCTAGTATCTTCACTACCTTCAGCTACAGGCAAACCATTTTCCAAGTCCAAGTTGAACTGTGTAGATGCAGGTCCATTTAGAACTCTAGACCTAGTTAGCATATTAGAGTCCTCTTTTATTTTTTGAGGAGCTAATTTATTAGATGTTGAAAACGGGCCGTATAAAGGCGAGCCATACTGCTGATCTATAAAAATGCTATTGAAATAACCAAATGGAGTTTGATCTTCGTCTCCATTTTTAAATTCAGCTAAAACATTTGAGTAGTTAAATTTTAAGTTATCAAATTGATAATCATTAGTTGTCCCAAGTTGTATCGCTTGTCTTGAGTATCTTAACTTATCTAAATCCTTTAAAGCGTTTTTGATATGACTATCAATAGATAAACTCCTCTCTACTCCCCAGTAAGTGCCGCTTGTTAATCTCAAAGCTTGTTTTTCATAAAGGGCTGGAAAAGCTATCAATACAAAACCATGCATGTTTCCAGTTAAAGTGCCGTCAGCATTTATTTCTGGACAAGTACAATCAATAATTTTTGCACCATTGTTTACAAGTTCATATGAGATATTCCATGCTTTAGTGGTTCCATATAAAGATGTTGCGTAATTTAATAATCTACCATCACCACTTTGTATGTTGCCACTTAAACCTGCCGCAAGCTCTGGTTTTATTATAATAAAAAATTCAGGCTGTTTTTTCTCAACAGAAACTCCTTTTTCTAAAAACTTTCTAAGTAAATCTTTTACATTACCGCCATTCCATCCAAGTTTCGATAAAGCTTTTGAGGCTAAGTCTCTTTGAAATTTATTTAAAGAAGCAGTTCCCTCAATATCTATATTTGCTCTATCAGCATCGTTTTTAGTATATAAGTCTAAAATATTATTTAAATCTTCTTGTACTAATTCATTCGCTCTAATTCTTGTATGAGGCAAAGCCCTAACTCCATGCGTGACATCAATATACTGTAAACCACAAAAGAATTTTGAACTATTAGTTCTGCTTTTCCAGTTTGTGCTGCCTTCATTATTGTCAGTCCAATACATCGCAGCAGTTGGCCTAGGGTTATTACTGCCAGACCATTTGTCTCTTGTTTTCCTGTAACCAGCATATGAAAGACTAGTTCCTGCACTATCAGGATTTCTAGTAGTATTTAACCAAAAGAAAAAATCTTTAATATAAGCTCTAGCATAAACAGCTATTTTCCTATCTTTTATCTTAGGGGTAGTACTATCTCCACCTTTGTCTTTTACTTTTTGTCTATAGTATAACATCGCAACACTGGGAGCCATTTCTGGTTCAGTATTCCAAACGTCTTGCTTATTATTATCATACTTTAGAGATGAAGCTCTTCCGTCGGGGTTGTATTCATCTAAAGCCTCTTGTAAACCTACAAAAAAGTTTTTGCAACTAGTGGCGCCATTAGAAGTAATATCTATGGGATCAGACTCTAATTGCGTTTCTTCAAGTTCTGATATGGCGTTTCTAGAAGTTGCTACTTCAGCTTCATCTGTTACAGCGACTGGTGTGTCATCTAAATATATACCTTGAAGCATTCTTAACCCATCATTAACCAATATCCCGTTTTGATTTACTAAACCCTCTATTGGGCCATCACTTATCAAATCAAGGTTTTCAGCATAACTATAAGAAGCCCCATACTGCAAATCTCCCATAGCAGGGGGTTTATAAACAGGAGGTTTTTGTTCAGGTCTTTTACCTCCTCCTGCAATAGCTTTCTTTTTTAGTAGGTGGTTCATTCTTGAGTGCTATTGTTTGGAATCCTACTGGTTAAAATTGCGTTAGGAGTTGTGTAATCCTCCTCCTCTGGAAGAAAAGCGTTAGCAGTTAAAACATTTTGTGTTTGTTGGTTTTGCGGGAATGACTTAACAGACGCTTGAACAACCTTAGAACCTACTTTTAATCTACCGTAACCTACTGGAACGGGAGTTCCTTGTGAAGCTGTGTTTAATGGGCTTCCAAACACAAATGAGCTTCTTGATGCTTGTGCTGTAGCTTCAACCCCTTGAACCTCTGGTTTTGGAGCCAAGGCGTAACTAATAGCTGAAAAAGCCAAGCCGCCAACAAGACTTCCCATAAAACCGCCACCAAACATAAAAGTAAAAAGAGTCGCAAAAGGGCCACTTCCTACTATAACAGGAACAAGATCTATTGTTTCTGGGCTTTTTGCATTGTTAAGATCTTCTGGTCTTGTTGCCCTAGTTTTATCAACTATTATATCATAAGCCAAACCTTGTTTTTGTAACTCGATAACTCTTTTGATAAATCCTGATCGATTACAGTCTATAGCTGATAGGACAGAGCTAGGATTATCAATCTTCATGGAGAATACCTTTTCGTATTCTTTTCCTAAAATTCCATGTAATCTGATAGTTGTCATGATGCAGCCTTAATCCTGTTAAGTATATTTACATCTACTTCTATCAATTTAGGCGTATAAATATTTATTTTTTTACTATTTAAACTATAAATAATAAAAGGCTGACAACAGTTTTCTGACATTTTGACGTCAAACTCTGACTCTTTTTCATCACCTTTTACGTGACTATGAAAAACCCCAATCATTTCATAATCATCTTTGAATAAAAGAAAGCTTAATGGGTTTATTAAAAAAAAATTAGAAGGATCTTCTGCGACATTTTGCTCTAATTGCACTAAATATTCTTTTTGGTCTCTATCAAAACCTAAAAAACCACAAATTTCTTTTTTAAAATTTTGGTGTGCAAGTTTTTTTATTATAGCCAAAGCCTGTTTTGCGGTTTTAGTACGTGTTACTTCTTCCATAATTAAATCCATCTGTTCCTGGAAATCCTCCGAACCTTGCATAAAGAGGAGTCGGGTTTGAAAAATTTTCAAATGCTGCATCGACATAAGTTTCTGTTTGAGAAGCAAAAGACCCACTTCCTGTTAAAAAATGATTACCAGTATGAACATCAACCATACCAGTTTTAGTTGACGCTGCTCCAGTTGTGCCGTCCCACCATGCCGTTAACCTATCACCCGTGATACCAGTAAATAAACCTGTGCATTCAGAGTATTCTCTAGGTACATGGTGCAGCGCACCATTTGAGGTACTAGAATTGTAAGGCGTTGTTATTTCTTTATATAAAAAAGATATTTCTCTTTCTGATAGAGTTCTAGACCACAAAGCCCACGGTCCTATGCCACCATTCATAGTGGATATGTGGGAATCTGCACTAGATTCATAACCACCTGTTTTAAACCTTTGTTCAACAGCTCCTAACATAAACGTTTGAGGTATAGCTTTTTTTCCTAACGTATCAAAAGTAATACTTTCTCGTTTCAATGTTGATGCAAAATTACCTAATCTAGTTTCTAATTGAGTAGGAAAAGGGCCATTGTTTACCTTACGCTCTCTTTCTTTTTCGCCATTAACATATATTTTAATTAAACTGGCGCTAGAGTTAATCACACTATCGGAGCTAGTGTCATTTACAATTACATATTGATACCACTCTGAGCCGTCGCTCTCTCCAGCGCCGCCTAAAGATTGTAATTCATTTAAATTTACAGAATTAAAAGTATTTGTTGACCCTCCTCCAGTGTTTAATGTTGGACCTGTAAAATTAGCAGATACAGTATTTCTGGCAACACCTTGAGAGTTTTGCTTAGTAACTTGAATATCACTATTAATATTAAAAAATCTAGCGTTAGGCCATGAACCAGCGTCTCTAGATGAAGTGCTGAAAACTCCAGCTCCAAGTGGCGATAGATTATTAATATGTGTCCAACCAACGATACACCAATCGCCAGTTAAATGACCTGTTATTGAAATATCATCTGTGTGGAAAAGCCCTGAATTAGTGGGTGTATCGCTATCACTTGATTTTAAACCACTAAATTGTAGATAATTAAAACTCCCCGCAACACCTTCTCCTTTTTGGTATGAGATAGACTCGGCTGAATTAAATCTTCTTTGACAAGCTCCTAATTTTTTACTGCAAGCATCTCTTTGCCAAAAAGAGGGATTAGTCTCTGGATTTTCATTAGTATTGTCCCCAACGCAAACGTAAACCGTTTTCATTGGAACCGCATCGTCATTAGTAGTCCCATTAAAAGGTCTAATTAAAACACTATTGTTTTTTAAATAAACTATATCTCCCTTAACGTATGATCTAGTGCTAGACCACTCAGCAGATGAATCATCAAAAAATCCTACAGGGGAGCCGCTTGGGGCTTGATAAGTCGGCACAACAACTGCCCCATCTGCATCTACAAAGGGGCTTTCATCAGCTTTCTCAATTGGTAATCCAGCATACCTACAACCCTCGCCTCTATATTTCCAATAACAAAATTTAGATACAACTTCCCTGTAACTCACATCAAAGCTTTCCAAATCCAGTGGTGAAGCTAGTTCTAATTCAACAAAAACTTTAGATTCTTGAGTTTTTCTCCCAACCAGCCATGTTTCATTTGTTAATTCAGCTTTAGGATCGGCTACACCAAAAGGGTTTTCACCATCAAAATTAGCATCATCTATATATTTAACAGATACTCTTTTCCTTACGATTTTAGCATTAACAAGGTCATCATAGTTTTGCAGAAAGTTTGTGATAATATAGTCTTTATTTAAAATTCTAAGCTTTGGCCTAGCTAATTTTCCATCTCCAAAAATATCAAAACCTTCACATTCCATAGATAATGGTAGATACTGGACACCTTGCCAAATCAAAGACTTGTTAAATACAGTTCCAGCATGAAAACCCAAAAATAAAGTTGGTTTGTTAACTTTATCTGGGAATACTCTAAATAATTCTAAGATAGCTGTAGGCTGCAAGTCTAAGAGACTATCTGCTACTTTATTTTTTGCTTCATCGGCCATGTTTAAATTTACACTAGACTATATATAATAACTAAAAGAAGTGAAAATTACACAACTCACAAGAGATACAGAGACTATTTGGGAAGATTTTTTAAGCTTCTGCATAAAGTCTAAGCCTTATGATTACCACCAGATAGGATCTCTAAGATTAAAACAGGCAAAAATCCGCAAAAACTTTGAAGATTTAGTATCCTCTTGTCAGGTTTTTGTGGCTACAAATAATAAAAAAAAGGTTGTCGTTGCTTTTTTAAAAGCTTATGATACATTTATAGATGTTGAATTTATTTTTGGCTTTAGACAAAGCTTCAATTCAGCAGTTATTATATCAGCAGTGCATGAGATATTTTCTTACGCTTCAATTTTAAATAATAAAAAATATTTTAAAAGTCAAATTAGGAGAAAGTTTAAAGTAAACTCTTACAAAAAATGGATTGAAAGATATGATAATAAAGCTATTATTTTCAACGATAAAGATGATACAATAATTTGGTGCAATTTAAATAAAATGAAAATGAAATTTAAAGTAATAGGATCTAACTCTGCGATGGATCATTTAGTAGGTGAAATTGGTTATTTAGGCAAGACTTACGACTATGAACCTAATTCAAAAATAATAAGAGAAATATTTTTTGGTGAGGAAAAGCATCTTCTAGATGAAAAAACAATAGAATTTACTAGCGAATATGTTTTTGTGCATGGATTCTTATCTAACGATAAAGATAAGGTTGGTCGTGTTACTCTTAGATTTGAGCCTCAACAAAAAGAAGAGAAAGTGTGATGTTTCAACTTATAAAATCTGTTTTAAAATCTATAGAATTATACTTAACATTAAAAAATAAAAAGTTTTATTATGACCTTTACAAAGAATTTAAAGAAAGAGAGCAAAAGCTCGTGCAAGAAATTGAGAACCTTAGGATTAAGGGCGATACTCATAGCGCTGACAGGGCTGACCTCTTGCGAGACTACCTCAACACCGAGCGTAGGGAATTTGAACATATATCAACCTTCTACTCTAAGACTAGAGAAAGGGAAAGCGATACAAACAATTGACGGTACTTACACACCACAAACTAATGAAATTTGGCATTCAGATGCTAGATTTAGGAAATTAGAGAGGGAAATTTACTCCTCAAATAAATAATTGTGTAAAAATAAAAAATAATCTTGAAAAAGATTACAAAAAGTTCATAATACAATAACATGAAAAAAGTAATACTTGGCCTTTTGGCCGCGTTGGGCATCACTTTTAGTGGTGCAGAGTCAAATGCTACTACTCTTGCTGATAATATTGGCGTTAGTGGTGGTATTTCAGTGAGCAACTTCACTACAGATAGAGGTTTAGCAACAAGAGAGGATTCATTTGATTATTCTCTATCGCTAACTGCACCTCTTGCTGGTGGTGATTTTTCTATTGGGTTAGGGCTTGCGGATGCAGATGATGATACAGATGGATCATATTCTGTTTCTTATAGCAAACCAATTGAAATTGCAGGGCAAAAACTTGGAGCAAAAGCAAGCTTCTCTGGTCTCGATTCTGTTTTCGGTGATCGTGAAGAAGTTGCGGTTGGTCTCACATACGGCTACAGCCTTTTTGATGCATCAGCAGCAGTTTGGCATGAGCTAGAAAACGATTGGTTTGGAGTGGAACTAGGTATCTCACGCGCTGTAGGTACTCCAGTCAACGATCTCGTTGCAATCCCATTCCTCACTGTAAATCTTGCAGATGAGTATACAGCTATAGAGGCTGGCGTTAAAGCTAGCTATCCTATTAGTGATAAGCTTTCTGTTTCAGCTAAGCTATCATACAACAATAACGACTTTGATAATTCAGCTTTTAGTGTTGAAGATGAGTGGATTATTGGTGCTGGACTAAAATTTGATTTCTAAAATTTTTATCACGAAATTAAATAAACTTAAAAAGCTCTCCGCAAGGAGGGCTTTTTTTGTGTAACTAATAGTTATATGGAACCCGAAAAGTCTATTTTAAAAGAGTTTCTTAACGGAGGATGGCTTGTCCCACTAGTAGGAGCTGCTGCAATGTTTGCACGGCTTCTGTCTGGGGATAGTGGTTTATCGGTAAAACAACAGTTCAAAAGAATTTTAACAGCAGCTATAGCGGCAGGTATTGCATGGTTTGTATTAGAGCAAACCGATGTGTCATCTCTAACAAAAGCTATTGCTTATGGTATTATTGGTGTTGTTAGTCCTGAAGTTATCGGAGGCATAGTTCGTCTAGGACAAAAATTCGAGAAGAACCCAGAAAAATTTATTAAGAAATGAGACCTAAGTTTATAGTTTATTGTTTATCTGCCATTT